GTCTAAATTTAACAGAGGTGGGGCGACCTCCCCCCCTCCTCTCCCCCTATTTATTTATGAATTAAAAAACAAATTGAATACAAAATTTATTTACATTTATTTGCCAGTCACCGGCGCTTGGTGGGGCTTGGTGGCGGTGATATAATCATAAGTAATAAAAGAATTGGAGTATAAAAAGGTGATTGATTTAAGCATACTAGTCTGCAGTGTTCACTCAAGATACAAAACATTTTTACCTAAGATACAAGAGCAGTTGTATGACCAACTTGCAGCGCTCTCAGAGGATGACCAGCAGCGCGTAGAAATAATAGTGCTGACTGATAACAAACAGATGATGCTAGGTCACAAGCGCAATACAATGATTGATATTGCCCAAGGTAACTACATAGTCTTTGTAGATGATGATGACCGCATTGCTGATGACTACATAAGCACACTGCTCAATGCCACTGCCAAGGGTACTGATGCCATAGTATTTACAGCTATGGTGAGCCTCAATGGTGAGCCAGCCAAGCCATGTTACTACTCTAAGGTGCATAGGCGTGACTACAATAAGCCTGATGCATACTACCGAATACCTAACCATATCTGCTGTGTTAAGCGCTCAGTGAGCCTTAAAAGCAGCTTTCCTAACATCCTATACGGTGAGGATGCTGGCTATGGTAAGCTCTTGCTGCCACATCTAAAGACTGAGCATGTTATTGATAAGGTGCTTTACTACTATGACTACAACATTGACACCACAGAAACCCAAGGCTGGCGCAATAACAGCACCAAACAGCGACCCGGCAAGGCTATTGTAGATGTGGTGATACTCTCTAAGGCTAGCAAATATAGAGATAGCCTAATGACTCAAAAAGCCATTGATAGCTGTATAAAGGGCGCTAATGGCTTGCCTATCAACATCATTGTCATGGAGGGTGGTGTTGGTCAGTACCATAACGCTGTTACCATTCCAAAGCGCGGCAAATTCAACTATAACCAATATGCTAATGAGGGTGCTGCGCTAGGTAAGGCTGATTGGATTATGATAGCCAACAATGACCTAGAATTTACTGATGGGTGGCTACATAACCTGCTCTCTGCTGACAATCCAGTAGTTAGCCCACATGAGCCAACTGATATGCGACAAAAGGGCATTATTGATAACCAGCTAGGCTTTGAATGCGGTAGGCACTTTAGTGGATGGTGCTTTATGGTGAGCCGCGAGTTATGGCTTAAGATTGGTAAGTTTGATGAGGATGTAGATTTTTGGTGCAGTGATGATGTTGTTATAGAGCAGGTCAGAGCAGCCGGTGTGACACCAATGCTGGTAAAAGAGTCCATAGTGCGACATGCAGGCTCTGTGACCCTTAAACAGCAGCCAGAGGAAACAGCCAATGATTTAAAGTGGCGCAATGTGTTTATTTACAATACCAAGTACACTAAAAATAAGTTTGCGGACCATCCAAGTTACATTGCTTGGCTGCGCGACAATAAGGCATTAATAGAGGAGTTACAAAATGGGCTTACTAAATGATATTGGGCTAAAGTACGATGCTGATAAGAGCAGCCGTTTGCATCATTACCTAGATTTTTACCAAAAGCATCTGCCGGACCAGTCATTTAGCGGCAGGCTGCTAGAGATTGGTGTTATGGATGGTCTGAGCATGAAAATGTGGCGCGAGTATTACCCTAATGCTGAGATTGTGGGCATTGACATTAAAGAGGATATGGCTAGCTATATGCATAACTCTGATTGGCAAGTGCCTGAAAGCGTTAAGCTCATTACCTGTGATGCAACTGACCCTAAGCAAGTAAAGGCTCTAGGCAAGTTTGACATTATCCTTGATGATGGTAGCCACTATTGGAGTCACCAGCAAAAGAGTTTTGAACTACTTTATTACTCACAGCTCAATAAAGGCGGCATCTACATAATTGAGGATTTATGGACCAGTGAGATAGACTTTTACGCTGATGCCAAAATTAATACACTAGAGTATTTAAACCAGCTCAAGAAAAAAGGCTTTAAAATGACATTCTTTAAACACAAACATAATGGACCGGGCATATCGGTTGCATTCCCTGATTACAAAGATTTGGATAGCCAAACTGTAGTTATAAAGGCAGGGCAGAAATGATACTTATAGCCGGTGGCAAAGGCTTTATTGGTAGTCATGTTGCTAAGGTATTTGATGGGCTAGATGCCGGACTTTACGACATTGTAGACCTTAAGGATGGGCAAGACATTTGCAACCTTAAAGACACCAGCAAATATGATGTGATTGTGCTGCTTGCAGCCAACCTAGGGCATGATATGGATATGTTCCAAGACAACCTAGCAATATACCGCTGGGCTGCCCGGCAATCTGCACACATTATTTATACAAGCTCTGCAGCGGTGTATGGTGACAACAATGCAGCTCATACAGAGAATGAGGCAACACCAGCACCTACTTTATACGGCAGGTCTAAGCTGATTGGTGAGCAAATCATTAGCCAAGCCTGCCAGCGCCGCACTATTTTACGACTCGCTAATGTTTACGGTAATGGTGATGGTAATGGCGCAATAGACATATTTAAGCGTGGTGGTAATAAGATTTATGGCAATGGTGAGGATGTGCGCGATTATGTACATGTTTCTGTTGTGGCTGAGGCTATCAAGCGCATTGCTCTAAATCCAAGTGCCTACAATAAAGAAATATTTAATATATCTAGCTTTGTGCCAGTTACTACTAATGAGGCATACATGAAATACGCTAAAGCCTATCTGACTGAGGGCTTGCCGGCTGAATACCTGCCAGCGCGCGGTTTTGATGTTAGCTACTCACTGCTTTGGAATGCCAAGGCTAAAGAGGCTGGGCTGATAGATGCAAATTAGTGTTACCGTCATGGCTGTGCCAGCGCGTAAGCTGCAGGCTGAGTATCTAGCGGCTATATTGCGGTATTACCCATTTAGCGATGTTTCAGTTACCTATGATGAGGTTGCAGCCGGTACGCATGAGTCAGAATGGCTTAATGGTAAAAGCTCGCTACTGGCTGGTGTTGGTAAAGGTGATTGGCATGTAGTTATTCAGGATGATGCCATACTGACACCTAATTTGTATGAAAACATTGAGGGCGCTATAAACAATGTGCCTACTAAATCAATCATATCGCTCTACACTGGCAAAGCGCGCCCATTCCCTGAAAGGGTCAAAGAGGCGGTCAATAAAGTGGTAGATGAGACCTTTTTGCAGTACATCCTGCTTATGTGGGGTGTGGGCATCGTAATACCTACTAGCCACATTGAGCCATTGCTTGATTTTGTTGCGGACCGCACAGAGCCTTATGACACTCGCATTGGTATCTTTTACCAGCGCAACCGCTTGCCTGTTTATTACACTATGCCAAGCCTTGTAGACCATGATGATGACTTAGGCACTGCAATACCCGGACATGGCACAAAGCCCGGTGCTAGAGTCGCACATAGGCTTGCTACAGGACCAGTCAAATGGCACAACAAAGTAATCACCATCTAATACAGAAAAACGCCCCTAAAGGCGCTTTCCTGCTTTAAACCACACCTCACGAGTGGGTTAGGGCTGGCTGCTGCAACTGCATTACTGCATTCGGACCATTGAACTATATTAAACCCACATGGGGTACGCACCAGCCTTGTGCTATTTTACTCAGCTAAATCAGACAGGGCAAATACAACGCCCCGGCAAAATTTATCACCATCCTCTAGGACATCAAAATAAGCAGCGTTTGGTATGTTGGTCTCAATGTACCAACTGTAATCATTGGTAGACCACTGAGCATCAATTTTAAGTTTGGCATTCAAGCCGCGTTGTATAGCGCTGCAATGGTCACAAGCCTCATCACAGCCAGTAATCATGCCATCTTTATCAAACATGATAACAACACCATCATAAGCGCCTACCTCATCATAAATAGCGCCCTCAAATTCTACATTGTCATCAGAGTAGCCAGTTACAATAACCAAGCCATTGGCTTTAGCCATGTTTAAATCATCCTCTGCGATTTTATTACCATATTCCATGCCATTTAGCTTTTGCGCTAGGTACTGTGGGTGTGTTAGTTCCATAATTATTTACTCCTTAATTTCGTAATAACAGGTTATGTTTGCACAAATTACTTGTTCATATTTGTTTGTGGGTGGCTTAGTGGACATTGCAGCAATGATAAATATTGCCACAAAAAGAAACAGTACAAATGCTACAAAGTCTCTCATTGCCCTGCAATCCTATAGAGGAATGTGTTACTAGCTCTGCCATTCTTAAGGTATTGGCGCTCTGTTACGATGTTATGCCCATCCTTGCGTAACTCAAATATAGTGCCACCATATCGCAAGCTAATGCGTGACAGCTCAAAATTGAATGCACCGCCGGGGCGCTTAATCATTTCAAGCACTCTACCATGCTGGGTTTTATTCTTGAGCTTTGTTTTGCCTATATGTGCTGGCAACTCATACTGCGGTAGCCTAGCCCTGCCATTGAGCTTAATGCCCTCTTGCAGATACGCCAGTATTACTTTGTTAGCAGTTTGAATGCCTGTTTGCCTACGCATCTGCAGCACAATGCTTTTTGTACCAGCCGCGCACATCGCAATGTATTCCATTTGGTGTGTAGTCAGCTCTATATTGAAATACGCTTTGGCAAAGCGCTCAATGTCTGATATTTGCCTTTTGCCCATTGGTTGTATTGCCGGTGGTTTAACTTGCGGCATAAAAATTACCCTCCTTAGCTATTAATGGTATCTGTTTAGCCCATGAATTATCATAAGCACCAATACCGCTGTTACTGATTACAATGCCCTGTGGCTTATCCGCTGGCGCATCGTACTTTTTAAGCTCATTAAGCCGGGGTAGCCATTCAGGTATTAGCTCTAGTAGCTTTATGCACCGGCTGCGGTCATCCCTATCACTAGGCGGCATAAATCCAAATGCTTGCTCACTGCTAAAGCCAGTCATGTGTTTGGCTATGGCTTTTGACGATGTGCCAGTAGAGCCAGCCAGCGCCCAAAACAATGCGCGTTGCTCTACACTCTTGCCATGACAGATAGCCGGCTGATTGCAGCTAGGGCAGCAGCCAACACCATCTATTTGCTTAACACTGTACATGGCATTGCCATCATAGTTGCGGTCACATATTTTACTCATATCCGCACTCCTTTTTACCGTTGCTCATTGTACGGTGGTGGCAGTTATAGCCGGCTTGCTCTTTAGGGCAAGGCTGCCAGCTATCTAGCCAGTCTTGGAATGCCAGCCGTTTAAGCTCAATCCATGCAATTAATTTATTCACCACATGCCTCACTTTCATGCTCATGCTTACAGGGCTTATAAATATTGCTTTTCCATAGAGCCTTTTTAGATATTCGCTCAATCTTGGTAATGATGCCTTTTTTAGATGCTCGCTTAAATGCGCCGCCTAGTGGGGTGTAATCATCTAAGCCATAGCCAGCGGACTCAAGAAACATAATTAGAATATCGGCTATTATGTATTGATTGTCTCGCGCAAATGCCTCTAGCAATCGGTCTGCTGCATCTGCCCATGCTTGGGTTTTTCCATCAATCATGTAAACCCTCCTTATGACCTTTATTTAATGCTGCTCTGAGCTTTTGCCTAGCCCGGCTGTCTATCTTAGGCTGTATTTCTTTTTCTGGCACAACTAACACCTGCACAAATGCTTTTGCATCACAGCCAGCCTTTGGGCATTTCATGGTGATGTGCTTAACGCCGGGCTTTTCATTGGGCATTTGCATACTCCTCAAGTTTTGCCAGAGCATCTACTGACCTTTGTTTTTGCTCATCAGTCATGTGCTTTAAGTGGTAATTATCCCCATCAGTGGTACATTTCTCACAGTCTTTGCGCCAAAATCTACCAAGGGCTATGTCTGGACTAATCTCATCCCACAACTTGCGCTCTTTTTTGGCTAACTTTTTAAGCTCTGGTGTTGCTTTGACCGTATGACCAGTACCTAATGCGCCGCCAGAATGACCGCCGGACATACAATAATATTCAGCGTATGGAAATTTGAAAGTCCATATAAGCGGTGTTTCGTGATTATTGCAAACTATTATCTCTGCTGGTTTTGTTTGCTCAGGCATTACTTACCTCCGCACTCAGACACCTTTGCTGGCGCTGTATTAAAGGCTGCATCATGCTCTGCAATCGCTTGCTGCTTTTCTGCTGTGCCTTGGTTTTGTGCTACAAATTCTGCAATGCAGGCATCCTCACCGGCTTTGGTACTAAATGCCTTAATGCACTCTGGCACTGCTGGGTCTGAGTTATCACAGCTATCTACCGGGTTACTCCATCGGTCTGGGTATTGGCAGTTGCTGTGGTCAAATGTCTGGGCTGCGCTGGCTGGCTGTGGGCGCGTTTGGACCGGCAAAGCGGTACTTATGCCAACTATCAGGATTGATACGCCTAGAGCGCTTAATATAAGCCGTTTCATCTGCGCTTGTTACCTTTCAGTGCCTGCATACATAGTGTTGCAAAAAACATTAAGCCTAGTATTTGAAAAAATAGTGTCCACTCCATGTTATTTGCCTCCTAAGATTGCATCTGCTTGGGCAAGTAATTGCTCTGGGTCAGTATCATTAATTAGTTTCTCTGCACCCTCCATTGATATTTCAAGATTGGTGTATTCAATAGCACCACCCTTGGCGCGAGTCCGGGCGCTTACTAATGACTCACCGGCTAGCTGCAGTTGCTTGCCTGCTTTTGCATATGCGGCTGTTTCAGCTACCCTAGCCTCTGCCTCCACAATCTGTAGCTCTAAATCACCTTTAATCATTTCTAGGCGCTCTCTGGTGCTTGTCATGCGGTTTTTCATATCCACTAGACCTTTGCGCGTATTGTCAGCAACAACCAAGCGGCGCGCCCACTCGCGTTTTTTGATTGGGTCTTTAGTGTTTCGGTATGTTGCAGCGGCAACTGACCTAGCGCTTTGAGCCTTTTTAATTTGATTACCAACTTCTATTGAGCGAGTCACGCCAATGGCTGACAACACTTCTTGCTGGTTATCTTTAAGAATTTTTACATCCTCACGCTGTATGTCTACCAATGCCTCTGTTTCGCCTTGGCTCAACCTGACACCATGCGGCGCTTTGAGCTTGATGCCCACTTTAAAGCGATTAATAAAGCCACTCATGCCAGTGGAATATGGTGTTACTACTTTTGCTTTAGTTGCCATTTCAAACCTCCATTTCGTTTGTTAAACCTAATAAATAAAGCTCATCGCCGGTGTGTAAGTAAGCCTCAAATGCCTCACAGTTTTCGCCGGTAGCCGGATAGTATTTACCATCCACTTTGAATAGGGTAATTACTTCTGCGTTTTTCCGCATAACTTTGCCAACTAATTGAGCCATCTTAATCACCTCTTGCCTTTTTTAAGTTGCCTGTAAGCAGCATTTAGTGCTTGTGGCTCACCTTTTAATATTACGACTGTACCGCGCATAGTGCTATCTACAATGATGCCTGAGCTGTACATTAGCTTGGCTAGCTGGTTTGCCTTACCAAAGCCTATGCCCATCTTGCGGCTGAAACTAACAGCATCTGCATAGCCTGTGCTGATTGTTATAAGTACAGCCTGCCGGACCTCAGCTTTAGTGAGTGGTTTTTTAATCAGTGCTGCGTAACCTTTCATTTTTTTTTGGCTACCTTTTTAGGTTGCTCGCCAATTTCCTCATACTCAAGCTGGTAATCAGATAATTTGCCGCCTAGCACTGCCCTAACGCTCTTTTCAGCGCCCCGGTATGTTCGGACCACTTTAGTTAGCTTTTGATATTCTACCTCGCTTAAATGTGTCACAAAATGTACCACATCTGCGTAGTTTGGTTTTTTAGTAAATAGACCCATGTAATCCCTCCAATTCAGATTACCTTTAGCGTAACATAAACTACCTATAGTTTGTCAATACTATTTAGGTGTTTTATCACATTATCTGCAATCTCATCTGTTAAACCATCCTGCCATGTAGTGCGAAACAAATGCTGACCCCACAAAAAATCATAGCTATCATCCAATATGGCGTACTGCTTTGTGCCGGGGTGTCGCTCTAGCCATTCCTTGATTTCAAAGCCCCGGTAGACCATACCCCACACTGCGCCGCGCTGCAGGTCTGCAGTCACATCAAAGAATTCGCACACCTCTTGCTCTGCCCATTTATGGCTATCAGGAAATAAGCGCCAGCTAGAGCTTAGGACCACTTTGCAGTTAGTCTCAGCTACTATGCGCCGTACCCGGTCAGCCATTACAGGATTTATGCCAATGAATTTAGTATTGCCTTGGCGCTCTCGCGTTTTTTGGTGGTTACAAACTCCATCAATGTCTAAAAACAATATTTTCAGATGCTGCCTCACGCCGTTGCCTTTCAAAATTATTATTACCCTCAATCCACCAAGAGTAGACCACTAAGCTATATAGTACCAAAGCCACTAGCAATAACAGCCACCATAACCGCCGGCGCATTATTTCCAGCCACCCTTTTTTGCAGACTTAACTAGATGGGTAATAAATTCCTCAATATCTAGTGTGTAAAAAGTAAAAGCAATAAAACCCAAACAGAGCCGGGCGCTGTATGTCTCAATTTTTGCATGTGGTTTTGCCCATTTACCTATTGCTACCGTAAATGAGACACCACGCATTGGGTGCATTTTCATTGTGCAGTACCTAGTACATTTTCTTGGTAATATTGGCGCGGACTTTTGCAGTTTTTCAATGCGGTAGCCATCTGCTTTTGACTAATGCCCTTTTTCTGAGCGTAATATAGCAGCTCCTCAAAGCCTGCCTGCCCATTCACATTGATAAATTCCTGTGCTTTGCGTACCCAATAGCGCTGAAACTTGCCAAACTGGAATTTAATTAGCTTGTCATGCACATAAAGGCGCAAATCTGCCTGCACCTCTTTGACCTTTTCAACAAATTTATAAGTGCCATCCTTAACCATTTTGCACATCTTAGCAAAGTACCGGCTGGGTTGCTCTTTGGTAAGTGCTGTCTCTACCATATTTGCCCACTCAGCGCCCTTGTCCATGCGCTCTAATTTGATTTGTATACTTCGGTAGAATGGCAAAAAGCGCTGGTCATCAATGAGCTGCGCTGCATCCCCTAACCTCTCTAACATTGTTTTTTTTCTTTGGTCGTTAAGACTATAAGACATTAGTACCCTCCAATTTCTTTGTCTGAATTAAAGCATAACACCAACACATTTAAATTGCCAAATGGCTGTGTGCATAAGCCTGTGCAAACTGTGGAAAACTACCCATAGTTACTGTGTTTCTATATAGTATGTAAAAATGTTCTAATTGAACATATCTATATAGTATGTAAAAGCAGGCAACTAACAGAGGTGGTTAGCCGCGTGAGTGGGTAAGCTGGTAAGCAAAGGCGCTGTGGTTTTTAATAATCCACACTACCTTGTACTTATGGAATTCTTTGCGATTGGCTAATTTACCATCCATGTAGATAGGTAGGAATTCGCCGGGTTGGTAACTGTAATATTTGTTTTTGATTGAATTAATCATAGGTACATATTAGCACACAATGCCCTTTTTGTCAATAGCTAGGGCTTGACTCGCAACAGCATGAGCGTGATAAACTGAAATGGTCAATAATTTTATTGGAGACAAAAAACGAGCCGCGCCACTTACCTACCTTGAGGCTCATGGATTATGAAACGCTTACTAACTACACTGCTGACCGTATCAATCATAGCTACGCCATCAGCCGCTGCAGCGCAATCAACATTGCCAATATCAAAGCAGTTTGACCTATTTACTTTACAGGTATTAGATAAACCTGCAGTACAAAACATTACAATCACGCCACCTAAAGAAACAAAGCCGGTTGCAGAGCCTACAAAGCCTGAGCCGGTTATTTATTTGGTGGTCAGTGGTGACAACCTCACTAAGATTGGTAGCGCCTACAATGTGGAATGGCAACGCCTGTGGGCTAAAAACACTCAGCTCACTCACCCGGACCTTATACATGTTGGTGACCAAATAACCATTCCTGAGCCGTATGAGCAGCTTACGCGCGAAATACCGGCACAAGTATCACTGCCAGCCACAACGCCCAATGCAGCGCCTGTGCGCGACTATGGCGGTGGTAATGGCTATGACTATGGGTACTGCACTTGGTATGTTAAAAACCGGCGGGGCGCATCAATCCCTAATAACCTAGGCAATGCCAATACTTGGTATAGCCGGGCTGCAGCAGCCGGCATGTCTGTAGGCTCTGTGCCTAGAGCTGGCGCTGTTGGTACAACTACTCGCGGCTCACTTGGGCATGTCATCTATGTGGAAAGCGTAAATGCTGATGGGTCTGCCAATATATCTGAAATGAATGCACCTACATGGGGCGCTGTGACATATCGCACAGCCGGCGCTGGTGAGTTCGTATACATCTACTAAGCAGCGCCATCTGGTGGCTGTGGGCGCTCAAAGATTACTAGGTTACGCATATCATGCAGCGCGGCTCTAAGTGCCGGGCGCGCCAGCCTCTGTAGCCTTAGCTTTTCCTCTAGCTCTGGGTATTCGTCTATGTACACTACATTTTCTATGTCTGGTTGCTTTTCCATAAGCATAAGTATAACAAACCAAAAAGCCCACCAGCGCGATGGGCTTTTATTTGGCGAATTGGAGTTCTAGGCAAGAGGCTGTCTTATGACCTCAAGCCCTAGGCTACATCATACCATTATGGATTGACTGCTACCACTGGTAGTTTTTTCTTTTTTAAACCTGATTGCACCGTAGTAAGCAAAAGCGGCTGCCTCTGTGGGGTCACTCTGTATATCTGCATTCATACTGGCATAACCAAACATACCATCTTTACCAATGGACCGCTTTTTAACAGTACGGATTGAGACATTGAGCGCCGGCTGATTAAAATGAGTCAGTAGTTTTTGCTCAATGGCATTGTGGAATGCAGCATAAGCCGCGCCAGCCTCTTTTACATTAGGTGTGAGTATGCGCTTGGACATTTTCTTTTCAGTCCTAACTAACTCCTCTACCAGTAGCTGTGTGCCGGCTGCGCCATCAATGATGATTTTGTTGCACTTACGCCAGCGGTTATTTTCCATGAAAAACATTACTAGCCATTGAGTGCCGGCGCTCATGGGCTTATGGTCTAGTATCTCAACATGGATTTTGGCATTATTCCAAACACCCACCGCTAAAGATACGCTGCTGCCGTCTGGCGCAAACTTAACCGCATACACTAGGCTTGGGTTATCATCCAGCTCTACTTTTTCAACTGCCAGCGCGGACCACAGCTCATCAGAGATAGCGCGCAATGTTTCTACCCCGGCAATCCAGCCAAGGCGCATTTTATTAAAGCTATCCACTGCCATTTTGACAGCCTCATTTTTAACAGCGCGGACCATTAAGAAATAGCCAAGGCTTGGGTTAGCCTCATACCATGCATCCTCATCTTGTGGGTCTCGCATAGTTTCAACTGACCACTCTTGCCAGCAGGTCTCAACATCCTTGCCATCAATAACTGATTTTCTTACGCGCATGAATACAGTACCGCTAGAGCCACCGCTTGGCGGTGTACCTGCCCTGATGGTTTGGCTGTTTTGTGATTTACCGGCTGAAATGGTAGGTAGCAATGCCTCCTGCTGGGCATCGGTTTCCTCTTGGTCCTCATCCAGTATTAGGCAGTCATTGGTCATACCCAAGCCCCCGGTGCGTGTCCTAGTACGGAATTGGCATACACCTTTGTTGCGTAATTCTACATAGTCAAAGCTCTTAGGCTCTTTATCAAATTCCTCAGTTAGTAGGTCTCTAATTTCCTCCTCAGCATCATAGAAAAACCTGAGTACGCGGCGCTTAATGGCTGACACTGTTTTATCAGAGTGGGCGGTGTATACTAGCGACTCACCCAAAAAGACCATGCCGCCAATGATGCGCGCAATAAGCAGCTCTGATTTACCGTTTTGCCGGGGTACTAGCAAGCCACACTCTGGGTTTACCCATTTCCATTGACCATCAGCATCTTGCTCTACCGCCATCCACCTATAGAGAATTGCTTTTTGCCAAGGTAGCAGCACAATGCCGTAATGCTCAAGCAGCCGTATTGTTTTGTCAGCAAGCCAGATGTCACCATTTTTATAAATATCTATGCGCGGCTTTTGATTGCCATAACGCTTTTTAGGTGTCTGGCTATTGGCTTTGGGTGTGCCTTTAGATTTGCTGGCTTTTATCATTTCTCAACATCCTCAATGGTTACTCTTGATGCAAAACTAGTGTTACGCCTACCCCCACCATTTGATGCAGGGCGCTTTTTGCCCTCAGTATTAGCGACCTTTGCGCCGGGCATACCCTCTAGCAACTGCCCAAGCACTGTAGTCTTTTTAGGACCAATGCGCTTTTCATAATCACTAATGGCTGTCATAACCTCAGTCAATTCACGCGCCAGAGCCGCCGTATCGCGCGCCCCTGCGCCTTTTTCTAGTTTCTCGGCTAACTTATCGCGTGTTGCCATTAAAACGCCCATACGGTCATTCTTGAGCGCCATAGCCATAATGCCAGTACCCTCTTTGGCTTTTGGACCACTCAAAGTAGATTGGTGGATTTTAGCAATGCGCTGCGGATTACTGATAATGTCGTGCCACATGCGTAACGCGCTGTATGCCTCAGCATCTAGCATGTCCTGCCCAATTTTTACCAGTAAGCGAATGTGACTAGCCGGAAAGCTCTTAAAGTAATTAAGCCAGTGGTCATAGTCTGGCTGCTTTTTAATCTTAATCTTTAGTTGTTGCTCATTGTAGATTTCGCACAGTGCTTTAAATTCATCTATTCCTAGTGAGTAAAAACGCTTTTCAAACATTGCCTGCGTAAATACTGGTTTTGCAGGTTTCTTTTTCTGAGCAACTTTTTTACTCGGTTTTTTGACAGCAGCTTTAGTAGCTGCCTTTTTTTTAACAGGCAGTGGCTTATTTTCTAACACCTCTTTTATAGGGGTGGGCTTTTCACTCGCCTTGCGCTGTTTTGGCATGGTGGTGTAAACCTACTCCGTTGGTGACTCTGATAATTCAAAATGATGCCCACAGTTTGGGCATGTTACCTCATGCGTTTTGTAATCATCTTTGTCAGCTTTATCATCATCACCGCCGCCGGTAAATTTAAAGTCAGCGCCCCAATCCTGCAGCTCATCCATATCCCACTCATTGGCTAATATGTCGCTATCCCAATCACCGCTGTGGGCATTGTCTTTAATGATAAACTCACGCTTTTTGGCATCAGTTAAACCTAGGACTTGCTTAACTCGCACATCCTCATATTGTAATTCCTCTAGCGCATAGGTGCGTTTGTCACCGGCTAGAATAAGCAGGTTTTCATCAACAACAATTTCCCTGATGTCTTTCATTTCAGGAAATTCTTGCAGAGATTTCACCAGCTCTTTATGCTTTTTTGATTTTATATAGCGAGGGTTTTTAGTGTTGTGTACTAGATTAGCTAGCTTTTCAACATAAATTTTTACCTCAAACTCTTGCTTGCCCATAATTCGCCTCCTCCTTTATTGACCGGGTAGTACCCGTATGCGACTCTGGTTAGTTTGTGGTGTAATTATAACATAAGGATTACTGTACAATATAAGTATTCAGATTGGAGGTAAAACAACTAATGGACCGTACACCAAAAAAGCCATGCAAGCATTGCGGCTTGATGGGTCACTTTGCATATGCTTGCTACCAAAACCCTAAGCGCGCACTAAAACAGCTCAAGCGCACTGAGCTAAAACGCTCTACCAAACCAATCAATAAAGTAGGTAAACAAACTAAGCAATGGCTGGTAACTCGCGCCTCATGGATTAGGCATAACCCACCGCCTATTGAGGGCAAATATTGGATGTGCTACCTGCGTATACATCCTTGGTGTCCGGGGCGCATTGATGTGGCACACCTTACCTTGGACCATGTTGTTAGCCGGTCACGCGACCCAAGCAAGCGGTTTAAAGCGGATAATCTCAAGCCTGCCTGCATATATTGCAATGGTGAAAAAGGCAGTAAATCACTTGACCAAGTTAAGCCTGATGCTGTATAAAATAGTTATTCAATAACAAAATAAATATTGACCAATAAAAAAGAGCGCTGTTGCGAGGGCGCTCTTTTTGGTTACTTACTTAGTAAGTGGTGTGCTGGGTGTTGGTGTACTGCGTTTGCCAATGATACCAAGGGCAGACAAGCTACCCGATGTACCAAAGCCGGCAGCGATGCCAGAGACTAATGTAAGCCCCTCAACTCCGAACAGTCCGAATAGTCCACCAATGGCGGCGGCTGTGGCTACTGTTAGCGCTGTCCAATAATCTTTTGCGCGTAAACGGTTTAAGAATTCCGTTACACCAGCAATGACTGCTGCCAGTAAAACATATTGGGTAATATCCATATTAATACTCCTTATTTACTTAGTTTTCCCTACGCTGTAAAGCCCATCAGCCAGAGGCGTGGCAACAGCGCCGGTGGTTTTGAGCTTATCAACTGCGGTTTTAATACTTGCTGGGCTTACATCTTGGATGCCTAGGTTTGCGCGGATTGCATCAATGGCTGGGTAGCAAAATGTATCACGCTCATTAACTAAGCCCTTAATTGTTTCGGCGCGGTTATTGTTATCAGTAATTACAGCGCGGATATAATTAACATATTCTTTATGAGGTGGCGCATTTCGCAATTCGTTATACACCTCATTGAAAGGTCTGCCAACATAAGTTTTTAGTTGCTCTTTAGTTGGACCAGTTCCAAATAGGTCAATAAAGAATGCTGTTACAAAGTTTTCGTCTGTCATCGGGATATTCCCTCCTTTTTCATTATACGACTTTAATCTATAAATGTTAGGTACTGGACTGCGCCAGCTCTCATTTAAGCTGCCAGTGCGTGATGCATAAACATACGCCCCATCAACTAATTTGCGAGCAACACCGCCAACATTAACATTTTGCTCAAATGTTCTGTCATCACTAAGCACTACAGTAATATGCCCATAGATGCCAAACTTATACACAGCTATGTCACCGCGTTTGTGCTGGCTGTAAGGTACTTCAATGGCATGACCCTCAGCAACTAGCCTGTCACCTACATAACGCGCATCACCGCGCGCATTGAATGGATTAGGCACACTGGACATTTCAGCCATAAACCATTTAACCAGAGTCACACATTGCCCGGTTAAATTACCGTCAGCCGGTGTTTGATTGTTGGCAGTAAAGAATATGCCATTGCGCGTTGCTGCGTAGTCATCAGCGTTATTCGCTACTTGGCTCATATATCACCTTACCCTGTTTAATAACATCATCCTCAAGCACTTCAATAGGTGGCGCTGGGCGGTCTGACTTTGGTTTTTCTGGTGGTGTAATGTCGTTTATCATGGTACTCCAATCCGTTTATGTTCTAATTATAGCATCTACCAAGGGTTTGATAGTGGTACAGGGTTTGTAATCACCTGCCCTGCGTAATCCTCAGCCATCTTAGCGCCCTTTTTACGGTTGCACCTATGATGTGTAAGTTGTAGGTTTTCTAAGGCATACAGCGACCCACCACGCGACCTAGGCACAATATGGTCTACCTCTACTGCAAATGGGGTATTCTTTGCAGCCTCTAGGTCAATAGGTCTGTGACATATCGCACACACAGCATCTAGGCTGGCTATGGCGCGCTTGCGAGCTGCCGCCCATTCAGTACCATTTAACTTTGGCTGCGCTGGTATATAGCCATCCATATGCTATAGGTATTCAATTAGCGTAACATCAAAGGTGAATGCGCCAGTAGCTAATGTACCACCTGCATAGTTGTTACCAACTAGACCTGTAATAGATGTGGCAGATGTAAAACTTCCTACACCTACACCTACAAAGAAGTTACCGGGATAACCAGTACCGCGAATTTCAAGGCTTGAAATAAGGGTGTTAGTTAGATTGGTCATGCCTGTAGGTAAGGTGATAGCCGTAAAGCCAGCGCGGTCAGATGCGCCAATATTAAAAGTGGCTTGCGATACTGACTTTGTATAGACTTTGTACTTACCCATGTTTATAACGCGCCAGCCTGCGGCATCAGTAGTAACACGCGCCGCCATAGATGCTGCTGACCAATCAATCATGCCGCCAGTAATCCAAGCTGTTAGCGACTGTAGCCACTCTTTCATTTTGGTAAGCGTGATTTTTTTTGTGCTACCGGCGCTATCATCAACAATAGGGGCTGGGTCTGCTCCGTCTGCTGATGTCATTGCTGGTAGTGCGCTAATCTTTGGCATAGTTTAATTCCTTATGGTTATTATACCCTAACTTGGTGCTGATGGGTTAGCAATAGTCTGCTCATTGGTCATTTCTCTGTTTAGGCGCTGCACCTCATCATTCATGCGAATTGGTAGCCTACCCAAAGTAAGATTAACAATGCCATCACTAAAATTAGGCTCTCGGCGCACAATCTGCAGCACCATATCATCAATAAAGTTGCCAAAGTTTTTAAAGCCTATGGTCTTGCCCGGCGTAAGCAGGGTAATATCAATGTGCTTATTTAGAATGGTTAGTGTAGTCTCTTGTATTTCGCTTGAATTTTCCTCAATGAAAGTATCACCAATGGCATCTGCGGTAGCCGCAAGAGTTATACGGTTATCGGATTTTGTAGATGTCCTAATGCCATAGTTGCTGGCGCTTTGAGTATCAGTATAGTCGCGGTAAAGGTTTACGCCTGCAGTTGGACCACCAGAAAGCAGCAGGTAGTTTTTAACCTGTTCAATGCTCATGGCTAAGTTTAGCTCATTAATATGCCTACCACGCACTACTGTAAAATCTGCAGTTGTAGATATTTGCTTAATGTCTATCTCAGCTTTGCCAAGGTCAATATAGTAATAGTAACCAGTAGGGCAAAGCTCTAGTATTTTTCTAAGGGCATCTAATATAGTAGCAACCACAAAAGTATAAGTGAGTGATAAGCCAGTAGCCTCAAAATCACCCTCTGTTATATAGCCACCGCGCGAGTTGTAATCAAGTAGAATGCCATGAGCCATATCTGCCACAGGGTCATCAGTGCTGTAGGTTGTAGTCGTGGTAGGCGCGCCATATTTGGTAACAAACATTAAATCACCAGCCATAGAGCTATATGAGCCACCGCCTGAGCCGCCAGAATAACTTGACTCATACATTGCGCCGCCGGCATATACGCTACTTGTCCAGTAATACAAATCAAGAGATTGCCCCGGCTCTACACTAACTGTAAAAAAGTATTCTGTGCTTGGTGACACTGGTATGAGTTGTGGAAATTCAAATTGTATGTCATCCACCTCTGTCATGTTCATATCTCTTGTAACTGAGCCAAGGAAGTTGCCTATTGGACCATCATAGAGCGAAACGGTTACTCTTGCTGTACCAAAAATGACTATTACTATAGCCCCAATGTTTGTAACTGCACCACCAGTAGTAAATGTTTGCCCATAGCGTTGCCACTCACCATGAATGCCCTGAGACACAACAACATGCCCATTTTGGTTAGTTTGTGACTGGTCTACTGAATAAGAGAATGGATAGCCGCGAGTAATATAGTTGTTCAGGTCTAAACCATCGCTGTATACAGTCAGCTTAACGGTAGGGTCTGCGCCGCCATATTTAAATTCAACGCGATTTACCTGACCGCTAAATACCAGCTTGCCGTTAGGGTAATACTGGTTATACATCCAAACCTTTAGCCGGTTTGAATTCTTAAATATTGCATCATCTGGTGAGTCACCAGTAGTAACTAATAGCTCTGTAGAGGTGGTTAAAATTGGCAAATCACTCTCAGTTGTAATAACATCACCTGCCTCAGTGAGTAATGGGCTTACAGTCACTTCATTTTTTACGAATTTTCCGCAAGTAACTTGTATTGATGACCCGGCGCTATTTATATCCTGTGAAAAACCAAATTTGCTGGTCACTTTTGGCAGTAGCCCTAAATACCTGCCATCGCGTGAATACATTTTGTAGTCAAAGCGAGTAGGTACATCTGTTGGCACTGATGCCATTTCAATATGCCAGAATACAGTTATAGACAGATAATCAATAGAGGCAATGCCATCACCGCCGGACACATCGCTTGCGCTAACAGCCACTGAAATACTTGCTATAGCAGCCGGGCTTATGCTACTAGCGCCCCATAAATCAGTAGGACCGCCATAAACACCACTTAAAGCACCCAAGTCTTTGTAAGTTGTACCAGATATGTTTAGTGTTAAATCGCCATAGCAGCCAGTCTGTGAGCCATCCACAAATACAGAGATACCATCAATGACTGCGCCATCTGGTAATTGCTGAAAGCCAAATGTAGAGCCAGTAATAAGTGAATGCTGACCGCCTGCAAATGCGCCCCAAGATGCAGAGCTACCATCATCTGCTGTTATACGGCTTGGGTTACTCCATGCACTTGCACCGCCAATAGCTGATGATGCGCCAACTGTGGGTAATTTAGTGCTAGAGTAATTTTGCTCCATAACCTAAAGCCACCTTTTTGTATAGATTGCTGCCACATCCACTGTGCGAGTTGTAAAACCGTCTGTATAAGTAATTGAGTTAGCGCCCGGCTCTAGCTCTAAGAATGTGCCATAATAATCTACTTCATTACCATTAATGGTAACTATGCGCTCTACACAATCAATTACTATTACATCGCCGGCTGTTAGACCCAAGCCATAAATCATCAATTCTTGGTTGTTATTATCATTTGAGATTTGCACATAGTCACCTGCGCCAGTCAAAGCATCTATAGTGATTGTGATTACTGGTAGCTGTGAGGGTGCATTTCCGCCCACTGTAGGCGTTTCAGTAAAGGTAGCAGATGTAAAGTTATTCTTAATAGTCCATAGGTCTGTAGTGCTTGTATCAAGCCCAAATGGATTAGTGCAGGTAATAGGCACTTGGAATACGGCAATATATGCGTTTTGCCGGCGCTGTATTCTTGGTGTACCTGCAGTGGCAATATAGCGCCTAGTGCCTGCGCCATATGTAATATCTAGGTTTTTATCTTTGCCAGTAAAATAGCCCTTAAAAGTATCAATGCGGCTGTCTAGGTCTGCTTGGCTACTGCCCTTTATAACGCCAGCTAGAGCTATAGGCTTGCTTGGGTAGTTGATTGCCGGTATTGAGCTGCCATCAGCATCTGCCAAGCCAAAAAGCCCCATGACCATATCAGGACCATCAGTATGGTCAATGACATTGGTAATAATGCCAGTGTCTGTTGCCGGGCTATAGGTCTGCAAGTTATTAGTATTAAAAGTTAGTGCGCCATTCATGCTGTTGCCCCTTGGTTTGGTGTCATCCCCATATCTACATAGATTGTATCGCGGTTAAGCTGTCTAAAGAATTCTTTTACAGCACTTTCATCAGCAAGCACAACTTTTTCAATATTTGTGGTTTGGTTTCTAGTAGTGTTGCCCATGCCTGCAGCGCCTGCGCCATAACCGCCGCTAGAGCCAAATGCTACTGATGCATCTACTACCGGGCTAGTCATGCCAGCTAGAGCCTTATTAGCCATGCTGTCTGCTGCTTTGGCTACCATATCGCTATTGGCATCAATACCCTGCGCTAAACCTGCAGGCACTTGCTTACCAAGCGCTGCAGCTACCCTTGATGGTGAGTGGATGCCTAGAGCTGATTTAATTGGACCGGGTATTTTATCCTTTACAAATCCAATGATTTTGTCTTTGAGCCATCCGCCCATATCTTGTATACCATTCCACAAGCCTTTGACTACATCTTTACCAATGTTAAGCAAGCTGCTTGGGCTGAGTACATTACCAATAGATTTAATAATATCCCATGATGCTTTTACTATGCCGCTTACCATGCTCACCATGCCTGATATGACAGCTTTAAGTAGTTGCACACCTGCATTAATCATTGCGGCAATAAATGTAGGGTTGGTCAGCACAGCCAGAATGTTTTTAATGATGACCGGCAGAGCCGCGACTAGGGCATTTACAATAATTGGTATTGCGGTAATCAGTGCCATCATAAGCTGCACCATGCCCATTAGGATAGCTTGCAGTGATGCTGGGTCAGTTAGGCTGGTAACAATGGCATTTACTATCTCTGGTATGGCTGTAGCAATGATTTGGATGATTTGCGGTAATGCCTGCAGTAGCGCTAGGAATAGCTGCACAAAGGCTTTAATTAGCATAGGCAATGCAGCAACCAATGTTTGGAATACGGTAGGCAGGGCAGTGATAAGCGCATTTAAGAGGTCTTGGACTGCAGTAATCAGAGCAGGTACTAATACAGGCAGTGCTTTAGCCAATGCCGGCACAAGCGCCTTTAGGACCGCGCCAATGCCTTGGACAATCTTAGGTAGCATGGCAACAATCTGCGGTATGGCAATCTCTATAGTGCCAAGCAGCGAGTCTACAAAGCCGTCAATATCGCCTTGCCCGGCTAGTAAGTTATCAAATGCTTTTTTGGTTGTGTTTAGGCTGCCTGATAGTGTCTCATTCTCTTTTGCGTAGTTACCGGCATACTTAGCCGTCTTTTCCATAAACATCTGCTGTGCCAAGCCAATTTTCTCTTGGGCAGTCATTGATGCGGTAGATTTATCAATGCCCTTGGAAACTGCGTATGCTTGGATGCTGGTATCATTCATAGCCACACCTAAGTTATCCATCATGGTAAAGTTGCCCTTAGCCATGCCGGTGACAGCCTCTAGCGCATCAGTTGTGCTAATACCCATGATAGATGCAATGTCTGAGGCGCGCTGCATACTGTCCGCGCTCATGGTCATTGACTGTTGGACACTAAAGCCAGCGCCTTGGAATAGAGACCCCATTTTGTTTGCGCCCTGCAAAAATTCTTGCTGTGATAACCCGGCGCTTGAATAGGCTGTTTTGGCTTTTTCTTGGATGCCCTTAGCAAACTCACCAAATACTGCCTCAGAGCCGCCTAGTTGCTGCTCTAGCTCTGCTGCTGACATAACGGCTTTAGTAGTCAGTGCGGCAAGCCCTGCAGCGCCTGCAAGCATACCGCCGGCAATGGCAATGCCAGCGCCCTTAGCAAAACCGCCTAGCTTACCTAGTGCGTTTTGAAATGGACCGCTGCTTTTCTCTACCTCCTCGCCCAATGCAGCAGTAGCCGGACCAGCAGAGCCTTTAAATCCAGCGGCAATTTTGCCTTGGATGCCCTGCATGTTCGGGGTTACTCTAACTGTTGCTGTTCCAATGTCTGCCATATGGTTGGGTTTCTACCTTTTATTAAGCCAGTTTTACCGCAACCGTAGCGTGGTTTTATATTGTAAATTATAACATAACCTGTTTGAGTTAGCGCCCGGCATCTTTTGCCCTAGCCAGCACATAATGCCCAATGTAGTTTTGGTGGGCATTGCCGCCCTCAGCTTTGATTTCAGCAATGGCGCGCACACCGCGCTTAATAGTGCCTATCCTAGTGCTTACAGAAATGGTAGGCGGTGTCTTTGACATACTGCCTGCCATTGAATTGGCGCGCGCTGCAATAGCCTCAGCCTTTTGTTTTACAACTGGCATTGCCATGACTGTAAGTATTTCCTCAGCGGCTGCAGTGTCCAAATAAAATGATGTGTCACTACTCATGCTTATAAGTATAGCTCATGCGTAATGGTGATGCTATTGGTTACTCCCCTGCTCTGCCTTGGGTGTCGCTATAAAAAAAGCTGTAAGGTGTTTGACAGGCTGTAAATTTTATTATGATAGGGCAGGGGAGTGGTCACCACCCCTGTTAAGCGTTGCAATGCATACAATGCCACTTTTTGGCTAAAAAAGCCAGCAGGGGAGTGGTTTTACACCCCTCGCGGTAGGGCAAGAATGCTTTTAATGTCATCCACAGTGCGCTTTTCAGTTTCCTTATTAATCTCACTAACAGGCTGGTCACCTTTAAGGAATTCAGGCACAAATGGCTTTGGCTTTTTGCGGTTGTGGGCGGCTCTCTCGCCTTTTTTAACCGGCGTATCTTGCCACAGTTTCAGCTCAAGTAGGTAATTGGCTTTGTTTAAAAAGGTCTCTTGCCATCCCCACTGTGCTGCAGGATTAATGGCAGTAAACACCCGGCACTCACGCGGTAACTGAAACATCAGCCGCGCTGCTCTTTTGCGGCTGGTGGTTAGAATATCCGCGATGTCTAAATTATAGTATTGCTGAAAGTCCGCCTCTAATTCGTCAGGATGCTCGCGGAGTACCTTGATTAGAGCTAGCCTTTTGGGTCAAACTTCTCAATGATTGCAAGGTAAACATCACTCAGCACTTCAATACGCATACGCGCTTTGTAGCCCTCTTGGTCTTTATGCGCCTCACCATCAGCAGCAACAAAGTGAGCTTTCAATTTCTCAAATTCTTGCGCGCCCATGATGTGCTTAAGCAATGACAATACTACTGCAGTCTGCCCTTGGCTCTCAATGCGCTCAATATATTCTAGTGAGTCTACATCATCCAATAGGTCAGTATCTACATTAAATTTGTAGCCCTTAACATCAATTTCTTTTACGGTGTTTTGTGCTTGGTTGTTTTCATCCACAGCGATTGCTCCAATCCTTAATTAATATCCAAATTATAGCATAAACAAAAACGCCCCGGATAGGGGCGCTCTTGCTGGCTGTGGTTGCTACTAGCTACTAAGAGCTGTTGCAATATACTCTTTGTGAGTATCACCGTTTTCATCGGGATAAGCGACAAATACGGCAGGGTAGGCAATAGCCTCACCATCCACATAAGTGATTTCGCCACTGCGGTCTGCGATTTGTGCGTAAGGCACAACGATGCGCTTGATGCGCCCGCCGGTCATTACAAGCTCAAATACAACAGAAACACGCGGTAACATTTCATTGGTTTGGGTAATGGTTATTGAGCCGTTACCTTCCTCAACTACATTATCACTACCATAATAGACTTTAAGTGCCTCTGCGTTGGTCTCAATGAGATTGACAGTAAACATTTCCTTAAAGGTGGTTTGACCAGTTAAAACTAAGTCACCGCCCCAAGCGTTTATGTCCTCTACATCGGTCTCAACACCATTGACAAGCCCATCCTCACTAACATAGCCCAAGCCCTTGAAAGCTGCATTGAGGGTTGCCCAAGCAGTCGTAGGTAGGGGTGTGCCAGCAGGTGCTACATACACAGCACCGGTGGATTTTGGCTTACCAAATGACACATTATCGGCATCATTCATGGTTAAGTTTCCTGTACAAGTTGGTTGGCACAACAGTGCGCTAGGCAAAGCTCTGCTTTATGCTTGTGATTATACACTATTTTTCTTGGTCATTAAAATTCTCGCTGGCTAGGCGGTAGATGCGCCATAAGAGGTAGGACAGCAGTAATGTCTGCAGGTGGACCGCAAGCGAGTAAACCAAGCTAATAGGCTGTACTGTCTTTGGTCTGCCGGTCTCAATAAACAGAGTGACCAGATTTATAGCAATAGGTATTAAGCCCATGATTAGGATTACCATAGATATTGCAAAAAGCGTATTTCTAAAGTGGCGCACAGTCTTGTCAGTGATAGTGTATTTGAGCAATGATAGCTGCTTTAAAATCACCTTGACTATAAAAAACATTGCCACAGCACTTATGGCAAGCAACATCAGTATGTACGGTAGTAATTCAATCATCTAGCTTTTCCCATCCTTTTTGGCTGATGCCCACCAGCCGCTAGGTATATTTTAAGGGTAAAACCGTTTTCTACCAATAGCTCTTTAAGGTGTTTATTTGTATCATCTGCTTTTTTGGCTGCATCTTCACTAGCATTTTTGTGTAATTGAACTTCTACCCGGCTAGCTGCAGGCGGTGTTACTACTATAGGTTGGTGTTTGGGCTTGCGATTAAATAAACGCATGATTGTTATTTACCTCTCACCGACTCTATTTTACCAGCTAGTAATTCGCTTGCCTGTGCGTTTCCTAACAATACAGTCTGGTCATTTTTCGCCATTTCGCGGTAGTCAAGGGTATGAGTCTTATTATCCTCTAGCCGCGCATTTTGCAAAGCGTAAATTATTGCATCTTTTTCATCAACCTTTTTAGTGTAGTAGCTGAATAGAAAGCGAATAACTAGCGCCAATACTATAACTGTAACGCCTAAAACGCCCTGCGTAAAGTAGTAACCAATGGCACTGGTTGCCGGGTCAGTGGTAGTTGCAGCTAAATATTCCATAGCCTAGCTGCTGTAGATATTTCCGTACAAATTCTGCGATGTACTTAAGCCGCCAAGAGTCTGAGTGCCATACAAGCCAACTGATGATAGCTCAGATGTCTTAAACCATAAGTCACCACTAGGGTTACTATATTTAAAGTTTTCGCTGTATGGACCGGCGGTTTGTCCGTAAGTCTCTACCGGCTGACCATCAACAGGTGATTGTAGTGCGCGCTTTACAGACTCCATAACCACCCATTGGACCGTCATAAAGTAAGCAGGGTCACTATTTACCTTTGCATCAACATCAAGCCCTACATCCTGCCCTATGAGGCGTAAGCGGTTACTAGCCAGCTTAAGTAGGTACTCTGCGCGGTTGGTGCTGTCTGGTGCTTTCCAAAACAGCGTTAAATCATCCACATTTGCATATGTGTTAGGTGCTACAACTGGTACTACAACGCCTGCCATTACTGACCCCCTCCAAATACGCTGCCGGCGGTACTTGCAGCGCGGCGCGCCTGCAATTCCTCAGCCTCTTTAATACTGATGCCCAAAAAGCGGTAGCCGGCAATAGTGCCTGCAAGCTCTGGCATGGTTTCAAACAGCTTAAACACACCATCACCAACTGCACCAATATTGACCTCAAATACAGGTTTCCAAGCCGGTACAATCTGGCGCAATGCATCAGGTACTTGGTCATTCTCATCAAGCGCAAGGCGCAAGGTAATTGCAATCTCTTTAATCTGCCTGCCCATTTCCTCTTGTGAGTTGGTTGCCTCAAGCAGCAAGTCATCTGACATGGCTATTAAGCTCTCAGCGCTACTAGGGTTGTTGGTTTCATAGCCTAGGTTGCGTAGTGTTAAGCCGGTCTCTGCACAAAAATCACGCGCTTTATCTTTTTTGGCGGTCTCAAATTGGTCAATGGACATTTGGGCAAGCTGCCCAATTTCTGGTTTTTCGCCATCCTCATCTTTGGTGATTGTCCAAACTTTACCAATGGCACTATCTAGGGCATCATTTTCACCCTTTTTGTAGCCCTCAGCCAAGCCGCTAATGTAGCGCTGTGGTAGGCTGTAAAATTCCTCTGCGATTTCCTCGCGGCGCTTGAGCCTGCCAACTTCTTGGATAATGCGGCGGACCGTATTGCTTAGGCGTGACTTGCCTAGTGGTCTCCTAGCACTGGACCGGCGTGTTAGTGGGTGCAGCAAAGTACGCCCTGTAGGGTTTTCCACTATTTCTGATAATGTGCGACCTATGAAAATTGCAGTATAGACAGGGGTAAACACCATATAATCTGCTGGTGCAAACAGCACACCGCGCTTTTTATTCTTTGCCTCTGGTTTTGCCCATCGCGTAACTGCCAAACCGTATTTAAGCAAGCCTGTGGTCTGGTCTACACAGCCAGTAGCCTCAGCCGCTGTAAATGGCACTAATATTTTCTTGTCACTATCCTCAGCATCAGAGACTGCTACAAAGGCACAGCCGCCAATATAGGTATCATGCTTGGTGTTATTGATTACCCTAAAACCATTGATGGTTTCCATGTAATCATTAATGCCAAAGTCATCTTTTACAAAGCCCTCAAATACAACGCGGTCTGAAAGGGTATTAATGGCGCGGCTTGCCCATCCAATGCCGGGGCGCAAGTGGACCATCTTAGCAGGGGTAGAAATGCCATAATCGCGTATGTCATTGTCAGCATCGTAGTATTCGTATTTATCCTGAACACTAGCCTCATGGCTTGCCAAATCTAGTAGCAGCTTATTAGCCAGTCTGTTGGCTGCATCTTCAAGTGGGTTTATCGGCTGCTGAGTTGGTTGCATTTCTGTCCTCATTTAGCCGGATTTGCCGCACCGTATGCGTAGTTGTTATTTGATTAGTATTATACCAGATATTGTAATTGTAACATAAGGGCTATGGCAAGCTATTCAATCTCTGTTATGCGAATAAAAGCGCCGGGGCTGCCTTTACGGTATTCAGCCTGTATAGCAATGCGCGGTACATCCTGCCATTTATCATCACGCAACACCAATGCATCTACCAACATATCAAGAATGCTGCTTAAGCGGTTATCTAGGTCACTGCGGACCTTTGTGCCAAAGTAAATGATTATCTCTATGCCAACAGGCACTAAAAAGCGCTGCCGGGTCTGTATGCGGACCTGCTTTAATGCATCATCCTGCCACTGAACAAATTTTTTACTCGGAAAGCTCTTACCATCGCCGCGATTGATGCGTTGGTTTTTCTTGCTTGGTACACTGCCCTCCAATTCAAGTGTAATCATGCTGTTAGTACAGCATTACGCGGTGTAAGACTGTTCCTGTATTCATAAGCGAATATAGCCACTTAGTATTGCTATCCTCTAGGTTTTTAACCCATATCTTATGTCCAAGCAGCGCTGCACCATCTGGGTATAGGTTTGTGGCAAGTGGGCGCATTGCATTATCAACTACTGAGTACTTAAAGAAACGGTTTGTGGCATCTTTACGGATGCATAGGAATTCACCCATTGGAAACGCGCTAGAGCCAGTAGTAAAGGTTTCTGTGCCAATGTAGGTTACTGCTGCCCAAGCGCCTGCGCCTGCTGTACCGCCGGCAATATCAAAGCGGTCAATGGTTGCTGTTGCACCGCCACGCAATGAGTAAATGTAACGACCATTCAATATGGCGCTCTCAGATGCCCACAGAGCATCACCAGTAATACCAATGGCATTGGCAGTCATTCCAGCAACTGGCGCGCCTGCGCGAGCTACAGTAGGTGCTAATACAGTCCATGTGTTGGCGCTGATTGAGTAGCGGTACATGGTTACTGCGTTATTGCCTAGTAAGTACAGCCAATCTTCATTAGCGGTGATTTCATAGGTAGATGTTGCATCAGGGTTGGTAGTCCAAGCGCTTGATACCGTAAGTACAGTGCCGGTGTTGCTGGCAATAACTCTGGTCTGACCTATGCCTGTGCCGCCTGTTATTCGGACCATGTAATTAGTCCATTGGTTGGTAGTCCAAGATTTACCTGAGTTTGTGAGTGTAGATGCAGCGCCTGCTGTAGCAGTACCAGTTGCAAATACTTCACTAAAGTTATAAGGCAATACTAGCTTGCCATCAGTACCCCATGAGGCTGGTAAGTTCGTGGTAGCTAAGTTAGCCTGCCATGCCATAGTTGCAACATCAAACACTTTGAATATACCAGCAGCAGTTGTGCCGGCATTCATTACATAAAAGCGCCCTGTAGTTACCCTAAAGGTGTGGTTATTCAATATAGCAGTTGGTGCAGCATCAGTAAGGTTAAGTGTGATTGTGCCAGCGCCGGCATTGTTTAAGATGCTGGCTACAGTTGTCCTAAAGCCGCTAGCTGTACCTGCAGATATAAATTCTATAGTTTGACCAACAGCGCGCCCGGTAATGTTGTGTGTGCCTGCAGCAACCGTAACACTTGTAGTAGAGCCGCCGTTAGCAGTGTAATTAATTGACCAGGGATGATAAACACCACATGCGCCTGCGCCAAATGTGCCGGCAAGAGCGCCAGAGGGGATTTGCATAAAAGCATCTTCATCATGGTTATACAGGTGGTGAACTGATGCAGAGACTACATAAAGAGCATTATTAAAGTTACCGCTGTCAGGGGCAATTACAAAAGCGCCGGCAACAGATGCTGCTGGTGCAGGTGTCATCATTTGGAATTCTTTGCGGTGTAACAGTGGTAAGTTTTTATTCGTAATCATTATATACCCCTTATGATTGTACTACATTATTAATATTTGCCAGTGTCGTAAGTGTGTTTTGGTTGGATGGTATAAGCACTCCTGCAGACAATCCACCAATGTTGGTGATGTTGGATAGGGTAGCTACTGTAGTCAATGCGCCACTTAGCAAGGTTACGCGCAAATCCGCTGCTATACCTCTTACATTAGTTAGAAATGATATTTGCTGTGCAGTGTCTAAAATAGCCTCAGTTAAATCTTTAAGGTCTGTTTGCTGGTCATAGGTGGTAGGGTTATAATCTGGGTCATCAAAATAGATTTGTAGCTTGTCGCTGTTATCCATAGCGCTGGTATCGTACTCAAGTGTAATTACATTGCCTGAGACTGTTGCGCCGGCTGCAGGGTCAGCAAAGTTATAAATTATAGCGCCGTCAGTGACATTGGTGATGAGTAGCAAACCCTCTAAATCAACAGAGGTATAATCTAGCAAAGTAACCGTCTTTGCGGTTTTATCAAATGCGTAGTTTTGTATCATTCTTTTCATAATAGTTATCCTTATAATACCGTAGCCAAGGCAATTACTCTAGCATAATCAACAACACCATCCGCGCCATCAGTGCCATCCACACCATCAGTACCGTCTGCACCTGCAGCGCCGGGCGCGCCTTGTATACCTTGGATGCCCTGAATACCTTGCGCGCCAGTATTACCAGTAGCGCCCTGTGGACCAGTTGCGCCGGTGTCACCTTTTATATCTGTTAGCAATACTAAGTTTGTCCATGAAACATCACCAACATAACGCCACTGTATATGGGTTGCTGATTTCTGTAATTCAACCTCGCGCCCATCATCGCCGTCAGCTCCATCTGTGCCATTCGTACCATTTGTGCCGTTAGTGCCTGCAGCACCAGTTGCGCCAGTAGCGCCGGTGTTTCCAGTGTCACCTTTTACGCCCTGTGGACCTTGCGGACCAGTTGCGCCAGTATTGCCAGCCGGACCTTGCGAGCCGGTAGCGCCCTGCGCTCCTGTAGCACCTGTTGGACCGGCAGGACCAGTTTCACCCTGTAACTCAGCAATCGCAACTAGGTCATACCATACCGGCTCACCAGCATAGCGCCAGCGGACATTTGTGCCATCAGACTCAAGCTCAACCTCGCGCCCTGCAGAGCCAGTTTTACCTACACTGACTTGTATGACATTCTGGCGTAATACCGTTTTGATTGGTTGCTTTACGGCTATTTTAACGGTAATGCCCTGCATGGTTACGACCTTTTTGTTACATCTTGGACAATAGAGATTTTACCTATGACTAGAGTTTTAACTTTATTCTCAGTATCTACATACTGCACATCATAGTAATAATCGCCGGTAGCTACATCAGTATCAGTTTTTAAAAGGTTTATGGTAGTCTTGCCGGCAGTAGGGTCAGAGTGAGTAGTAACATCTTTTTGGATTAATGCATTGTCATCGTCTGTATCACTCTTGCTTGCCCGGACCGTAAACATAATAGTAGAGCCAGTTAAATCAACTGCAGCGCTTGTAAGTTCGTCAGTAAATTCTAGCTCTATAGCCTCATCATCACCGCGCACAATTTGAATATCTGTTGTACTGCTCATGCTTGAATTATACCATAAACTGTTATTTCATTTGTGCTTGCAATTTCTTGATAATTTTAGGGTCATACACTGCAATTCCACCTAATGGGTCTACTGTTGCAGCGACCTCAGCAGCTTTGTAGCCAAGGTAGCGCACATAGGCAGGTATAAAGTCATTTGAGTCTAGGCTGTTGCCTGTGCGGACCGCCCACTTTTGAGCATCCAATATTAATTTCTGGTATTGGTTATCACTGGCAATTAGTAATATGTCTTTGCTTTTAAGCGGTAATGATAATTGTGCGACATTGCCAAAATTGGCTGCAGTGGCAGTATCACGCGCAACATACAAGCCAGTGCCAAGCTCTAGCCCTGCTGGTGATACATTTGCACCTGTGCCTCTAAATACAACCTGCCCACCGTCTGGCGCAATCGGTGCTGCAGCGCCTTGCCCGGCTTTTGATTTGTAGTTACCTAGCAAGCCATTTTTAGACCTATAGCCCTTAGTGACAATTTTGCCCTCACATCCACCATGCCGCTCAAATACATCAGAGCCGGGGTTTTCGTATGTGCCAACTTTAGACCTGCACCACTTACATGCATCGCCTGACTCAGTGCGCGTAACAGTAGGCTTTTTGCCGGACTGCCGGGCGGTGGTCATTGCATCCTTTTGACCTTTGGCTGCCATAGTCATTAAGAAGTTGCGTATATACTCATCCATTATGCTGCTCCTGTAGATACGCTGTTACTGGCAACCTTAGCCATGCCATAGTAGCGGTCATCAATGCCCGGACCTTTGGTATGCTCAATTTCCATATCAAATGCATTCATTTCATAGGTTTTTTCATAAACAGCTTTGGCAACCTCTCTCAAAAAGATTTCCTGATTGAGCTGCCGGGTATTAGGCTCAATCTCTGGGTTATTGAGTAGCCCTATTGCTTTAAGCACCTGTGGCGCAAGCGAGTTAGCCAGCTTGCCATAATCAGCCGGCTCAGAGGCGCTAGGAAAATCCCAAGCATCAATATCCTTTTTAATATCATCCAGTATGGTAGTAACGCTCTCTATGCGCTTTTTAGAGTAGGCTGTGCCGCGTGTTGGCTCTTTGGTGGCTATAAGTGCATCAATGAGCTTAGATGCCTGCAGGTCAGTCAGTGCGCCGGTAATTTCAGCTATTGTTTTGGCATTTTTAACAATTTCAGCATCAGCACCAATAATCTCATTGGCAATTAGCAGCTCTTTGACCTCTTTAAATTCTTTGGTCTTGGCTACCGCTAAATCTGCAATATATTTACTCTGTGTCTCGCTTGCCATCTGCCGCCTCCAATTCCACTGGCTCATTACTCTCTGTCAAATCAACTATAGCAGTACCCATATGCACTTTGCCATCTTTGCCGGTAACCGGGGCGCTCAAATGAAACCTAAAGACCTTTTCGCCTTGCTGATTTTTAACAACTTTTGCAACTGCCCAATCCTCATTAAGCTCTTTGCCTTGGCGCTTGGTCATTATTTGGATTTCGCCATTAAACCTATTTATGTATGGGTACACTTTAGCTTTTGTCATAAGCATATTTTACCACGCTGGCTGCATAAACTTATTACCCAATGAAAAGAGACCGCCGGGGCGGTCTCAATTTCATCAGTGGTTAAGCTACTAAGAGCTTGCGCCGTTTTCGCTGATGATGCTAAACGCAGCACCGTCAAAGATTGCAAAGCCAAACACTGCCTCAGCGCGGATTGCAATTTCGTTGGTTCGCTTTAGGTCACCTGCACCATCTGGGTCACCAAATTCTATGGTTTCCAGTGGTACTTCGCGAGCGACACCCCACTTAAAGGCGCGCCAGTCACCCAAGATAGCCTGAATGCTAACCTCAGATGCCTCTAGTTCCTGCCGACCACTTACTGTATCGCTAGATGCAGCAGTAAGACCTTGGAAACTTGAGAAACCAAACCCTAAGCCAAGCTCTGGGTATAGAGGGCGGTTTTCACCATCCTTTTTACGAGCGAGCTGACCGGCAAATACTGGGTCAAGCGCAATACCAGTTGCGATGTAACCAGCCTCTTGCAAATCGCTAGCAGCGGTTTCAAGGTCAGCTTGTACATCACCAGTTGCTACTACTCGCGCAACACCGTTGCCGGCTTTGTCAAAGTAGTTAGTAACGCTGGATGAGATTACACCAGTAAGAGGGTTAATGCCATGAATGGCAACCAAGTCTAATGCGCGGCTCAAGGCTGTTGCAACATTAGCTACCAAAGCATCAACAATGCCTGCTTGGTAGTCCTCATCTTCCCACATAACTTCATTGCTAAAGCGGTAGGTAATTTGGACCTTGTAAGTTTTGACAGTAGCCTTGCTAGGCGTACCATCCATTGAGCTTTTCTGTGCAGACTCACCCACCAGCTCTGCTTTTGGTGTACCTGTAAAGGTAAAGTGGTCTGTGCTGCCTACTTTAACATCTGGCAAAGATGGTGCTAGTGATGCCAAGACACCACCGCGAATGTTTTTGCTCCAAGACTCACCAGTGTGATTGGCAAGGTTTAGGGCAGAAGTTCTAAGGGGATTTCCCATAACGATTTACTCCTTTAAGAGTTTAAAATTTAATCGTCAGGACTATTCTTTTGAGCCGAATAGACTTTTAGCAATTTTCTTGCTATCAGTATCTTTGCCCTCTGGCTTGCCGTCTTTTTTAATTACGACTTTTCCGCCCGGTAAGCCCTTAGACAGCTTTTCAGCTCTCTCGCGCATTTCGTCTGCGGTTTCGCCAGTTACAAACTCTGATAGTTCGTCTGACAGCTTGAATTCGTGGATAATTTTTACCTTATCGGTCTCAAGTTTAGCGCTTTTTACTTCGCCAGACAGTGTGCCAATGGCAGTGTCTTTTTCCTTAAGTTTATCCTCGTATTCTGACTTGATTGTAGACACCTTGCCGGCGGTCTCTTTGAGTGTATCGTAATCCGCAAATTTCTTGCGCTCACGCTCCAAGCGACTCTCAACAACTTTGTCTAAATCTGCCTGAGTATGCAAAGCATCATCTACTTTTTTGTACTCATCGCCATCTTTGTAAAAGTATTCAGCCATTCCCCTCTTTCCTTTCCGGTGAGTAACCGTTTATTAGTCTGACTTAATTACAACTATACCATAACCATAATTAATGCAACAAATTTATTGAACACAATTTTTAACTGTTACGCGCGCCCCATACATCACAGTAGATTTGGTAGCGGTGGAATTGGGCAAGCGTATCATCTAAATTGACTACTGAATTTACTGATGCATGTGTGATGTCTGCACTGTAAGCCTCAAGCCCTACAACTTGGTCAGCTATGGTGAGCGCCAAATTCTTTGCGGTGCTGCGGCTAGTCTTGTGGTAAACCTCAATTAGTATTTCCGCCTTGTCCAGCACCATGCTTTCACGCGGACCACCAGTACGGTCTACTAATACATATTGGTCTAAGCCGGTTGGCTTATCGCCGTATGCATCCCATCCACTGGCTAATATTGAATTTAGCCAAGCAACTACTACTGCCTCAACATCAACCTTAGCCATTTGCATTTACACTTTCTGCTCTAAAGTACCTATTCCAGCGAGTAGGCGTATTGCCATCCATGAACTTAACGGCAGAGCTGTCTAATCGGAATACTTTGCCATCATAGGTAAACTCGCTATTGCCAACATCAGTGCTATCGGTCTTTGGCATGTGTACGCGCACTTGGTCTTTGGACTGTTCCATTGCTTGCTGCTCACGCGCGGTAGTAGGCTCAGTAATTGGCGCAACTAAGCAATCATCAACTGTGATTTCTTGGGTGGTGTAAGTAGGGTTGTTTAAATCATCAACCGCACCGGCAACCTTTTGAGTAAATACTATTTCCATGCCTACCATAACCATGATTATACAACAACCTATGGTAAAATGCTTTTAATGAATGAATTGGAGAAATGGTCTGACATTATTGGCTATGAGGGTCACTATCAAGTGAGCAATTTAGGTAATGTACGCTCATTAGACAGAGGCATGTATGTTAGGCAAGACCGCTATAGCCAGCCGCGTTGGACAAACCGCAAGGGCAAATTACTAAACATGTACTTGGATGGCAAAGGTTACCGCATGGTTAGACCCTGCCTATTTGGTGTACCAAAAACTTTGATGGTGCATAGGCTAGTAGCACAAGCCTTTATTCCAAACCCTGAAAACAAGCCGGCGGTAAACCATATCAACTCAGACTGCCTAGACAATAGGGCAGTAAATCTTGAGTGGTGTACCATTGCTGAAAACAACCGCCATGCCCTGCTAAATGGCAGGCGCAAACCTAAAAAATAACCCTATTTTCTGCCCACAATAAAACGCATGTCAGACTTACCCCCAAGAATTCGGCAT